AACAGCATCTACTGCTTCTGTTACAGGTTTAGATACAGCATCGGCTATTTCACTAACTGGAGTCGTAACAGCGTCTACTACTTCACTAACTGGAGTCGTAACAGTATCTACTGCTTCTGTTACAGGTTTAGATACAGAGTCTACTACATCACTAATAGGTTCAGGTACAGCATCTACTACTTCTGTTACAGGTTTAGATACAGCATCTACTGCACTATCAGCACTACTTAATTCTATTTCTTCTTCTCGTTCACTATCTAATTCATCATCACTGTCTGCATCTTCCTTACTTTGTTGTAGAGATTTTGATAATCTAATATCTGTTGATAAGTCTTGTTCTTGTTGTTCTTTTAATAATTCTGCAAAATCTTTTGAGTCTTCATCATCGTCATCATCTTCAAACTCAGATAATTCATCTAAACTTTCATCCCGGTCCCCAAAAGTTATAGGGCCAGATTGTAAGTTTTCTTGACGTATATCTAGATTTTGCTGTTCATCTATATTTTTAAGTTTTTTCTTATCTTTTTTACACAAATATTGTACTTTTTCTAACAAATTAGGTTCAATGTCTATTTTTTTTAACAAAACAGAAACGGCATGTAAATAAATATCTAAAACTGGAACGTAATTAATATTATTAATATTTTGCATTATAATAGATAAATATGTTGCTTCTGGAAACATTTCATTAAAAATTACTGTTTCAAATCCTGGATTACTATCTACAATTCTATTTTTATTTCCATATGTTTCTGTTTTTATTTGAACTTCTTGACTCCATTGTTGTATGTATTTACGTGCTTTTGCTTCAGTGTCTATTTCTCTTTCAAAATTATTTATTAATAGTTTAATAATATTATCCATAGATTCAGCATTTTGTCTTTGAATGGTAATAAATGATAAAATACTATTCATTAAATGAAAACTTGAAACTCTTTTATATGTTAAATTTGTCATTCCAGAAGATTTACTTTTATTTTGCGATGAATTAACATTAAAAATAGGAGTAACACATCCAATTACATTATTAACATTAATTTTCTTAGAATTAGGTACAGAAAATTTATATGTCATATTGTTAATATAAATATTAGGTTTGTTAAAGTCTTGAAATTTAATATATTGATAACCTTTTTGTTTTAAAAAATTTCCTATTTTAATAAGAATCTTTTCATTAATGGTAATATTAATGAGTTCTGATATTTTTTCAATAGATAAAAGATTAGGGATATTAATTTTAATCTCTATGTTACCATTTTCATTTAATTCGCAAAAAATTTCATAATTAAAATCGTTAAAATTATATTTTATGAAAAATCCTAATGATTTTTTTTTAGATATTTTTTTTGAAACATCAATTAATTTTTTTTTCTTTAAATTTTCTTCTACATATATAAGAGGTACTTTTACACCTGATGTAGATATATTATTACCAGTGTATAATCTAAAAATATTTTCAAAACGATTACCTGGATTATATTTTATTAATTGTATATTGTTTGACGAATTAAATGTTTTGAAAATTACTTCTAATGGTATTTTAATTGGAAATAAAGGTTTAATAGTAAAATGTATATATTCGATACCTTTTTTAACATTTTCTAATGATTCTTTTGTAGAATCAAATATTTTATAAAGTAAATCAATACGTTTATTGTAAGACTTATAATATTTTTTTAAGTTAAGGTTATCTTTATCTTTGAGATTACCTTTATTTGATATTAATTGGTCTAATGTTGTGATATTATTTTTTTTAAAAAGTAATGGAAAATATAGTTTTAAAATGTAAGCATCGTCAAGACTATTATTTTTGGAAAATTCAATAGTGTTTTCACTCGTACATAAATAAATATTATTCTTGTGAATAGGTAAGAAATTAAATAAACTATTATTGTTTAATGTAGAAATAATGTTTTCTCCTTCTCTAGATAAATATTCATTATGTTTTAAAAGAAAAGGATTAGCGATATAAGGATAATTATTTTTTGTTGTAACATAATTTCCCAATGAATGTGTTTGAAAAAGTACACTATCCCAATTTATATCTAAATTAAATAATGAATCGTAAATATTATCTTCTTGTGGTTCAAAATTATTTAATTTATCATTTAATAAACTAAGATTTGTAGTTGATTTCACTAAATTTCTTAAAAAAAGATTAAGTTTATTAATAATTATATTATCTTGTTTATTATTATTTTTTAATGTTTGGTATATAGAATTAATATCAATATTAATATGTCTTAAATAAAATAAGTAAATTTCATTTAAAGAAATATCTATATCACTTATTTCATTAAATATTTTTTCTTTAATTCTAATTATAGTATCATCTAAATGTATAAATTTCTTAATATATTCTATTTCAATTCTATTTTCTTGAATGTATCTAAATTCATCTTCTGAAAATAAGTTTAATTGTTGATTAATGGTTGCAAAACTATCTTCACTCGATATATTTTTATTTCCGATGAAAATATATATTTTTTTTATTTGATTATTAACAACATGATTAATTTTAAATATAGGAAACATATATAAATATACAACAAATTAATATAATATAATTTACTAAAATGAATATTGTTGTTGCAACATGTAAAAATAGAGGTATAGGTATAAATAACAAACTACCATGGCGTATATCTTCTGATATGAATTTTTTTAAATATTTAACAATAGGAAATAAAAATAATGCAGTTGTAATGGGAAAAAATACATTTGAAAGTTTACCAAAACCTTTAAAAAATAGAGATAATATAGTTGTATCTACAACAATAAAGAAAAACCCAAATTTAATTATACATGATAATTTCAACTGTGTAAAAAATAATATATCTATGTATGATGATGTTTATTTAATAGGAGGAGAACAAGTGTATAATAATATGATAATCGATAATTATGTAGCAGGTATTTACCATACAAGAATAAAAGAAGAATATGATTGTGATACATTTTTTCCAGAAATACCAAAAAAATATGAAAAAATAAATACTATTAAATTTAAAGATAAAGATAAATTAACAAATCAGGAAATATTTTTTGATATAGATTTATTTATAAATGAACAATTTATAGGAGATAATCATTTAAATTATTATAGATTAAATGATAATTTAATGAAAGCATTAAATAAACTTAATTTAAATCATAATATTATTAATTATTTAAATTAACTTTATTTACGTTTGGTTTTTCTACGTTTATTTAATTTTTTTTTGTATTTTTTTTTTCTAGATTTTCTACCGGCCTGTTGAAGCATAGGATTTACAATATTCGCTCTTTTATTTGATAATCCTGGAGGCATTGATATATTTCGTCTTTGTATTTCTCTTTGTAAATTAGGAATAGTATTTAAAATATCGTCAACATTTACATCGTCTTTACTATTTACAATATTATTTAAGCATGTATCGTATTCTTGTTTATTTACAATATCACATACTTCCCATGCTAACTGATATTTTAAATTTTCAATATCCTTAGATGTTTGTTTCATCTTTTTTTGTTCTTGCTTTTTTTTTCTATTTTTTCTGCATTTTTTTGTAAAACAAATTTTTCCACCTTTTTTCCTACGACTTTTTCTTTTATTTTTTTTGTTATTTCTTTTTCTACGAGTTTTTCTTTTTCTTCTACTACCACCCATTTTTGCTTCTCCATGTTTTTCGGTAGAAAAATCAATGGCACTTTGAATTAATATATCATAATTTAAATAACGAGGTGTACCCGGTTGAGTTGTTTGCATTAATCTAAAAAATCTTTCTACAAAATCAAGTAAATCTGTTTGTGCTTTTGTAGCACTTTCCAATAAATCACCTGTTCTGTAGCCATCTCTTGGAACTGTTCCTTCAATGTTAGCAGCATTTTCTCTTCCGCGAGGTCCATATCTAGATTGTCGTATAATATGACTCCAGACATGTTCTCTTCCTTTTCTTTCTTCTTTATTTTCATATATAATTCCGCCATGTTTTTCATGATTTTTAAATATAAGTAAAAGTAAACACATAGCAAACTTAACAATATTAATATTCTCAGGATAGGTTTCTAAATTTAAAATATATAAAAGTTCGGGAGAACGCAAAGATGGAGAGATTTGTAACCAATCATGATAATCTTTAAAAAAGTATAAAAAAAGTTTGTAAATATCAACTAAATCTCCTTCTTCTATTACACCGATTCTATCAGCAGAATCTTTATCGCTAGTTTGTGCATCGGATTTAGAATTAGATAGTTCTTCAGGTGGAGATTCTAAAAATTCGGAAAATCTTTTTTGCCCTTCAAAAAAGTTTTTTACTCTTGTAATAATTTCTAATAAAAGTTTAAATTGCGATTGTAAATTAATTTGACGTTGATATGTGTTTTTTGCGGTTTTAATTCTATTCCACATATTTCTTTCTGTTTCAGAAGTATAGGATACATCACCAAATGGTGAACAATTTGGAAATATAATTATAACATTAGGTCCTTCTTTATTAATAATAAAGTTAACTATTTCTAAAATAGTTACATCTCTAGAGTTACCACCTTGATCGATTAAAATACTAGACAAATATTTATCTAATTGCCAATCTTCACCATTATGTATAAAAATACCAAATCCTCCCGGGTCTTCTTCACCACCCTCTCCAGAATGAATATCGCCACTTCTTTTTTGAAGTTCAACTTCAACTATTTCATTAAATATAGTATCGTTAGGAGTGTATAAAGATGTACTAGTTAAAAGTTCACCGAATCCGCGACTACCTTCCATGTTACTGGAATATGCACCTGCTAAATGACGTGTATTTGGATAAGATAATAATTGTAATCGTTTTCTACCATTAGTTAACATATCATATAAAAAATTAACATTTACTCTATCACTATCAAAATCAGAAAGAGCGGATTTTCCTGGAGAAACAATTCTTAAAATATAAGGTCTATTCCCTATAATTTCCGACTCTCCTATTTTTTTTCTATATTGATTATAGGTTAAAAATTTATCTTGTAATCGTTCACTACCTCCACCATGAGCCTGAACATATATAATTTTTGGTGTTTCCATATGTATATATTTTATTAAGAATATATTATATGTTGTTAAAAATCAATATATAATATTTAAAGGTCATAATATGGATTATCAGTAATTGTCATACCACAATATTTTTGTGGTTTTTTTTTATAATCTTTTGGTTCATAAATCCCCATAGATACAGCATTTTTTAAAATAAATTTAAAATTTTCCCAAAATTCTTTTTTGTGTCCAATAGATTCAGTAGCAATATGGCTAATTTCATGAAGAGCAACGAATGTTAAAGTATTTTCATCAATAAGTTTTGTTCCTTCTTTTGTAGTTGTCGTACAAAATGCCAATTTTTCACCTTTATTTTCTGAATATGCAGTATATTTACTTGTAGGAAGAGTTTCCATAATTTTTCTAGGATTAAATTTTTCTGTGAGTCTTTTTACATTTTCTCGCGTTGGATATTTTTCACCTAAATATTTTACTAATTTGGTTAATTTTCCAGTAACAGTTGCTAATAAATCCGCTACTAATTCTAATTTTGGTGTTTCTCTTACGCAATAAGTATTACCATCTTCATCACTAACTATGCATTTTAAATGAAACATTTCAGAGTCAAAATATATTTTTAAACAAAATGCTACTACAAAAATAATAATAATATATCCAAAAACATTAATATCTAATTTCATAATACTATATAGTGATATAAAACAAATTTCAAATTTAATATTTGTTTTATATAATTATTTACTGGTTACCACAACCAATTTCTAAGGGTCTGCGCTGCATATCAGGACTCATAGTTGTCTGATTCCAGGGACCAACATTCAACTGTGGGTTTGCTGGCTCACTTCTAAGTTGAAGGTTAGCATTTCTTAAACTCTGACCGACAGTATTAATTCCTACATGATGTCCTGCCTTAAGTAAACTTACATTTTTAAGGTCACCTGCCCCCATGGGGTTAAGTTTACTAAACTCACTGTTGTTATCACGCGGAAGGAGTTCACTTGGGTCTACAACCTGTTGTTTTGCGCAACTAGGAGGTAATCCGTATGTATCAGTGGATGTACCATTAGCGGAAGCATTTGCACTATTTTGTCCTAAAGGACCCGAAGGTACAAAGTTGTTTCCACCGGCAGCACACTGAATTTGACCGTCACTCATTTGTCCTTGTGCCATTGAAACATTTTCAGCGGCTTTTGCAGATTCACCTGCATTTTCCATACCACTCATAGGTAGAGAAAATCCTTTAGAGTAGAAATACAAGGCACATACAACGACAATACCTGCTAAAACCATTAAAGTCTGATTGTTCAAAAGTTTCTTAAGTGTCTTATTAATGTTCATTATATATTAATCTAAACATAAAATATTTTTAATTTTTATTGAATTAAATGAATTTTAATTATCATATTCTTCATTATCTTCCTCATCGCTACTATCAGCAACATCAATCATATATAAATCTTTAATTCTCTTAACTTCTAGATAGGCCTTAATTGCTTCATTTCTCGCTTTTTTTGCTTTTTCTCTTGCTTTCTTATAAATGTCTAAATAAACATCATTAGCATTCTTTAATTTTATAGATTCTGAATCAGAAACATCAATATCTATTTCTTGTAATTCATTTTCATTATTTTGATTTATGTTTTCTAAATTATATTTTTCTAAAGTATCGGGTTGTTGTATTGTATTTATTTTTTTGTTTATTTTTTCAGTTTCTAAAATATTTTTTGTTTCTTCTTTTTTTGATTTTTTTTCTAAAATAATTGTGTTTTCTTGAGTTTTTTCTAAATTATTACCAATTGAATTATCATCTTTTAAATTATTATTATCAAATTTTGAATATATGTTTTCTGTAATAAAAATATTATTCTTAATTGGCTTAACAGCATTTTTTTCCTTAATATCTGTAATATTATCAGATTCAGAATCTAAATTATCAGTATCAGAATTTATTAAATCTTGTTTTTTATCTTCTTCTTCTATATTTACTATATCTTTACTGGAATAATGATTATCGTCTACACAATTATCAATATCATTGTTATCTTCATTATAATCATTATGATTATCATCATTTACAACATTTTTTGTAGTATTTTCATTAATATTTTTTTCTAAAGATTTATTGGTTTTTATTAAACATTTACTGAAAATAGGTTTTTCATTTAGAATCATAAGTTGTCTTAAAAATATTTCTAAGTGAAAACTTTGTGATGAAAATTTGAGTCCTTTTATTTCTAAAATAGAAATCACATTCTTTTCATCGTCAATATTTTCTAAATGTAATTCATTTTCATTGTCATCATATATTTGTATATTTAACTTGTTTTGTGCTTTATTTTTATAAATAAATGTACGTATTAGATTATAATTGCTCTTATATGTTCTAATACTATCGTTCCAATTGTAGTCAATCTCATCTAAACTAGGGTTTTCATGAAACCAATTATCGCCATTTTCTAATATTAAACTTCTAACCTTATTTTGTAAACTGTTTAACCAGTTTATAAATATAATATTATCAGTATTGTCTTTTAAAAATAATAAGTCACAATAAACTTGTTTTGATGTTTTATGTATTCCTTTTTTTGTTTTACATTTAGGTGTTTGTATAATAATAGGTTTGGAATTTAGTTCTAATGCAGCGGAATATGTACCACCTTGTAGTGCTTTAGGGGTTTTTATTGTAATATTATCTATAGGATAGTTTTCATTAGGTAAAAACTCTGAATTCATTACATGAAATATATAAAATTAACTTTAAATTAAAAACGCATTAAAAATTTAATATTTTAATATGTATAAAATATAATTATTTAGATTATGGATATAAAACAAACATTAATAGACGAATGTATAAATGTATTACATAAAGAAGAGGTTAAAAAAGAATTTAAAGAATTAATGAAACCATTAATATCTATGTTAATTCAAGAAATTTATCCATATATATTTTTATCAATAATTTTTGTATTTATAAGTTTTTTACTAATTTTAGGAATATTTATTTTATTGTTGCGTAATAAACATTTTTTAAATAGAAAACTATAAAATATTTATATAGTATATAATGGCTAGAAAAACACGTAGAAGATCTCGTTCCCGTCGCCGTAGACGTCGCCGTCGAGGAGGTTCAGTTACTGGTGCTTTAAGAACTGCTTTATTGCCCTTTTTACTTTATAAAGGACAGAAGAAAATGCAAAAAAGAGTTTCCCGTAGAAAGCGTAGAAAAGGACGAAAAACTCGCCGTAAAAGCCGCAAATAAATATTGTAAAATAAGAATATAAATTTATATTATTATTTTATTATAATGAGCAACGAATTTCAGGACAATATTAAATCTTGGGTTAACATAGACAATCGTATTAAGCATTTACAACAACAAGTGAAAGAACTTAGATGTGAAAAAGGCAATTTAACAGATAATATTTTTACTTATGCAGAAGATAATAATTTAGAAAATGCTGTTATTCAAATAAGTGATGGAAAATTAAAATTTCAAAATGTTAAACAGTCTTCACCATTAACATATGGATTTTTAAAAGAATGTTTATTAGAATGTATGGATAATGAAGAACAAGTAAAGGAACTTATAGAATATATTAAAGGTAAAAGAACTTTTAGAACAAATTATGATATTAAAAGAACATATAAATAATTCGCTTAGAGACATGGTAACAAATATTAAATATATTTGTTACTATTTGTTAATGGAAAAAACAAATAAAAAACAAGGTGTGACTATAATGACAAATCAAAAATGGAAAAATTATGAACCAGATAAAAAAATGGTAGAACTTTTTTCATCACTTGAAGAATTAAAACAAAAAAGAAAAAAAGAACATTTTAAAAATTGGTTAAATTTAGATGTAAAATTAAATGAAAGTCATGCATTAAAAGTAAAAAATATTTTAGAGTATTTGATTGAAAATGTAAATACAGTAGTAGAAACTTGTGGTTTGTCAATAGGTAATGAAAAGGAACTTAGAGATAATATTGCAACAATGATATATAGAAGAAGTCAAGATGGAATGTGAATATGAAGAAGAATTTATTACAAAAGAAGAATATTTAAAAAATCTTGATTTACAGGATTTTTTAAATTGCGAGGAAACCAAAGATATTTTAGAAATGGAATGTTATAATAAATTTGAACTGGGATTAAAACTAAGTTTAATGAGAATTTTTGAAAATTGTGCAAAAACATATAGTTCAGAATCTTTTTTGTTTAATGATTATACCGGTGAAAAAAATAGTGATATATTTTCAGAGATAGTTTATGAGTTTATAATTAAAAAATACGATTTAACAATATTTTATGATAATCCTGGATTAGCGAAAAAACTATTAAATTAATTATAAAAAAAATTAATATTAAAAAAATTAATATTAAACAAAATAAATAATTAAAAATAACTAAAATATATATACAATGAGTTTTGGTAAACATTTCAAAGATAATGATTTTACTTTATATGAAAAAAATGGAGATATTTTTAGTTTGCATATGAAATTCGATAACTTTTTTAGAAATCAAAATTTACCCGCAATGATAGGAGGTTCCAAATCTAATCATAAAAATATTAATGAAGGTCTTTCAGTTCCGTTAGGTTTAGCAATTTTAAATAAAAATTCAAACACAGAAAGTTATCAAGATATTCATAATAGAAATACAGAAAATAGAAACTTAGAAGGAGGAGTAATAAAAGAAAGTTTATATAATAAACTTCTTAGTTTGTCAGATTCTAGAAATCAAAAAAAATCAAAAATGAAAACAAGAAAAAGAAGAAAATCAAAGCGTCGCAAAACTAGAAAAATTTAATTTTATTAAATAATTTATTAAATTACTTAATAAGATTGTTACTATAATATGTATTTAATGACACATCAATGTTTAATTTGTTTAAATGATTGTAAACATCCAGCCATATTAATGTTAAATTGTGAATGTCAGTATTATGTACATTATAGATGTTATAAGAAATGGTGGAAACAAAATAATAATTGCATAATTTGTTTAAAAGAAGCAGAAGAACCTTACTCTTATAATAGTTTTAATAGTAAAAATTCATATAAAGAACTTTTATTATTCAATCATAAAAATTTAAATGATAAAGTTAATTATTTAGATAATTATATTATTTTTAAAAACAAAAAAATACATGGTTTTATAATATCTAGTATTTTTATTAGTTTTTTTTACTTTAAAATTCCATTAGGTGCTTCAATATTATTAACTTTATTTTATTTTTTTTTTATAATCTTACCTTAAACTTGGCTCCAATTAGAATAATTAAAAGGAGATAATAAAATATCAGCAAGATTTTTCTTATAGTGTTCTGTTTTACTATTTAAATTTTTTTCTTCTTGAGTTAAAGGATACGGGACAGCGTTCTTCATTATATTTTGTTCTTCTTCTGTAATGGTTCGTTTTGAACCAAAACAGTTCACTCCAAATTTGACATTTTGGTTTTGAATAAATCCACCATTTATTCCCGGTCTACCACAATCATTTTTATGACCTTTTATTTTTTGTAATTTATCCCATGTTGTTTTTTGTGTTGGATAATACGCCATTTGATTAGAAGACCATCCATAATTACACCATTCGGCCCCACTTTTATAAGCATCCTCAATTTGTGAATATGTTGCTAATTTTGCACCATAAGCATTGCAAACTGCATGAGCATCTTCATATGTATACTTATTTCCAGGAATATTAAATACTTGATTAGACATACCACTTGGTTCTTTTTCTAAATTTTTTAAACCTAAGTCTTTTTCGAGATTATTTGCTAAACTATTTTTCTTTTTATCATCATAAGTTGTTTCAGGTTGTATTTGAATATCCACCTCAGGTGTACCTTTAAATAAATTTTTAACAGCGGTTTTCATATCTATTTGAAAAAAATATTGTATTCCATTAATAAGTACTAAAAATATAATTAATCCCCACATAATAATTTCAATTACTTTTAATCCACTTGATTGAGGTCCTTGAGAAGGCATTTCACCTGGACTATATCCTAAATAGGTAAAAATGAAAAAATAAATAATAATGATAACTGTTAATATAATGAGTACTGTAGGATTTGTTTTTACCAGTGAATCATTCATTGAATTATATATATGAGAAAATCCATCGCTTGAAGAAACATCTACGTCCATTAATATATTATATATATATATAATTTATTACATTTTTTGTTTTCTATAGAAAAAACAATAAGCATATGGTGATTTTAATTTATCTAAATTCGTAAATTCCTCAACTCGGGCATCATTAAATTCATACCATTTTTCATTTGCATTTTTAACATAAGCATAATAGTGTCCTCCTTGTGTTACACCACTATGATTACAAATTCCATATAAATCATATTTATAAGAATGTTTATCATATCCTATGACATATTTTGAAAGTTCCAAATTATTTAAAGGAAAATCAATAGGAGTTTTATCTTTTCTACCATTATTTGAAAATCTTTTTAAAGTTATTACTAAAATATCTGGTAAACTCCAAAACTGTATTTGTTTTGTTACTTTTTCTTTTTTCTTTGTTTCTTCGTTATAAATCATATTATCATCTGATAAACTTTCTTTTTGAGTAAAAAGGTCAAAACATGATAGTAAAGTTTTTTCTTTAGATATTGGTAACATAATATTAAAAAAAGGTTCAGGGATAATATTTTTATAATTACTATCAACAGATTCTATTTGAGAAACATGAATCCCATAAAACATATTTAAAAATTCACTGTATTCTTTTTTATACATATTTTTCATCATTTCATAACATTTTTCAGCCAATTCATCTGTATTTGTCAGTGCTTTTCCACTAATAACCATTTCAACTTCTCTACATATTGAATTATGAAAACAATCAAAAATAAACTGGAGAAATTCTGTTAAATCATTTTGTACAAAACCTGTAAAAATAATTCTATCTTTTATTCTTGCAACTTTTTGCATTGCATTGACAAATCCCCCGGGTGAAATAATACAATTTTCGCTCCACATTAATTTTCTTAAATTATCCCATTCACACAAAATTAGAGAATCGTGTTTTTTATTTAACCTATTTTTATATGTTTCTTCATCTAAAAATAAATTAAGTTCATAAGTATGAGAAATACATTGTAAACAACTATTCATAAAACAAGTGTTTCCTACATTAGCAAGACCAGTTAATCCTTCTCCTTCAAATTTATTAAATTCTGAATTTTTAGAATTTTGCGATTTAGAACGTAAATTTTCGTTCATATTTATTTAATTTAAGTAGTTTACATTTAAACACATTTTGTAATATATTAATAATGTCTTTAGAAAACAGGAGAAATACACGTCGTAATAGTAGAAGAACACGTAGAACAAATAATGAAGATATATTTGATTCTGAAACATTATTGATACATGAATATATAGGGTTAATGAGTTCAATAGTACGGTTAAATAGTAATCAAAATTTTGAAATCCAAAATAATGTTCATAGTATGTTAAGAAATTTAAATAATTTATTTGATAATTACTATAGATGGGGAAGAAATGAAAGAGGAAACAATAATCAAAATAGTACACAAAATCTTGATAATAATACAACAACAAATTCTAGAAATACTGTAAACACTAATAGAAATACAGAAGTTGTCTATAATTGGGGGTTTAATAATCCTACTTCTAGAACAAATTCACAATCTCCACTTACAGCGCCTACACGAACATGGTCTGATATAGTTTCTGGAAATAATAGAACTCAAGATACACCAACACAAAATACTTCTTCTAGAACTACAAGAACTAGACCTAGAAGTGATAGAACACTATTTGATTTTAATTTTACTAATAATAGACCTACGAATACTAATAGAATTATAAGACCATCTGCAAGAACAAATAATACATTTCAAACTTTTTTAAATAGTACATTAAATACTGCAAATTTTAGAGGATATACACTTAATAGAGAACAAATAAATCAACAAACCACAACAATGCGATGGAGAGAAATTAGTGAATCTACAGATCAAACTGTTTGTCCTATTAATCAAACAGAATTTACAGAAGATGAAATGATTAGTAGAATAAATTGTTGTGGTCATATTTTTTCAACAAACGCTATTAATAATTATTTACTTAATTATGATAATAGATGTCCTGTATGTAGAGTAAATTTATCTACAAATACAAGTGGACTCTCTAGTTCAACTAATGCAAATAGTACGAATACAATCGATACACCTAGTAGAACGCATGCAAGTAGTACAACAAATAATTCTGTTGAAGAACCTAATCAATCAAATACCTCAAATTTATCTGAATCCTTATCACAAGAAATTAATAATGCTGTAAACATCATGTCAAATGCAGTTGTCAATGAAATAACAAATAGTATTATAAATACATCAACTACGCCTGAACAAATAACAGCAGAATATTCATTATTTTTACCAAATACAACAAATACTACTACTTTAACTAATGCTACACAACCTAGAACTTTTTCATGGACACCTAATTCAGGATTCACGTTTCAAGGTGAAAACACAAATAGAACAACTAATGATAATACACATGTAAATAACACCCAAACATCAGAAAGTGATGCTTCTAGATATGTAACAACATATGTTGAAAGTGCTTTTTCTAGTACAGTTGGAAATAATGATTCAACAATAACTGAAAATAATAGCACTGAAAATAATAGTACTGAAAATAATAGCACTGAAGAACATTATGAAAGTGAAAATAGAGAAGAAAAAAATGAAGACCATTCATTATCCAACAGAAAATAAAAATTTTACGATAATTAAATATGAGATAATTAATAAGTATAATGTATATGTATTAATTATTACCAAAGAAACTTGTAATTGATTTTTGTCCTTTTTTACTATTATTACTAATTCTCAGAGAATCATTAAATACAATATCTTTTACCATGTCATCACGTAATTTTGTTTTCTTATCTTTCGACTTTTTATTATCACCCTTATATTTTATATTTACTTGTTTTAGTTTTTGTTGATAAATTTTATGTTTTTTTGTTTTTGTAAATGTGGTCATTTGTTCTAATACCAAATTAAATATTTGCATAACAGGTTTCATAATCTGATTTGTTATGTAAAAACTATAATCAGGCTTTAGATTATTCTTTTTAATAAAATCAGGATGTTCTATTCTATCTCCTTGTAATTTAACGGGTCCATTTGTTTTAATATAAACAAACGGTATTCTGGAACCCACAGAAGGTTTATTACCACTATCTCTTTTTCCCATTCTATCTGCCAAGACTTTATGAGCAATACCTTCTGGATTTTTATAAAAACCGTTTAATGATTTTGAAATAATTAACTTACTAATATCTATTTTTTCATCAACCATATTTTGTAAGTATTGTTTTACAAAATCAACTGCTTGATCTACTGTACCACCTTTCATCAAAATATCAACTACTTCACCATAACAATCTTTTACACATGGAGCATTATCTCTACGTTTCAATACAATTCCCATAGATTTCATTTTACATTTATTTGGATTAATTTCATAAAGCATACCAACATATCTCTTTTTTGATAGCAATAGAAATGGGTCAAAGGTTTTTTCATATTCCAAATCATGCGGACCTTTTAAGAACTTACTTGCCAACTCACCTGCTTCAATGGCTAACTCAATTGTTATTTCCAGTGCCTTTTTTCCAGTAATAGGTGTTCCATCTAGTTCTGTTAGGTTAAAGGAAAAGAACACAGAATCCGTATCTCCGTAAATATAAGTAGCATTTGATTTTACTCTTCCGTAATTTTTTGTATCTACTTCTATATCACCATAACATTCTTCTACGATTCTTTTTGCATATAGCAGAAGTTTTCTCCCTGTTGCTGTAGTTGAAGCAGCAATATCTGTATCGCAAAATGCACTCGTTTTTGCACCTGTTTGACCATAAAGTGAATTTGCAACAATTTTTTTACTTAACTGACGCTTATCAAATACATTTTTCATGAAATCATCATATGTATCTTCTATAGTTTCTATATCACAATTTTGAACGACCGTTGTATTTTTTGGATTAGAAATAGTTGTTTCTGTTTCTTTTTTACTAATAAGACCTGAATATGATTCTCCACTTTTTACTGTTACTGTTTTATACTTAATTAATTTTCTTGTGGCTTTTCTAGAAGCCAGTAATTCCTTTAAAACTGTAGGCATAATACCTTTTTCATTATCTGGGAACTGAGCATAACGACATGTTTTCCAACCAGATTTAATCTTTTCCGCGGCAGATTTTGGTGTTTTGCGGATATATTTATACGTGTCATATGTTACATCTACATATTTATAATTTTCTATATTATCGTAAATAAATTCTTCTTTTTTGTTTCTTTCACCTGTAATTTTAGTAAGTTTACCCTCCAAATTATATTCCTTTGTCCATACCTTACTGTCATGTGAAATATTTTCACTAATCATACAACTAGGATATAGAGATGAATAATCACACACAGCCACCGGATTATCAATATAAAGGCCGGGTTTTGGGTCTAATACAATAGCGCCTTCATATCCATCGTTGCCTCCTACTTTTGCAATGACTGGCATACACATTCCTTTTTTATCACATTCTTTTGCAATAAATGATAACAATTTTATCCCCTGACCACGCATGGCAACAAAATCAATGGGTACAGAACAAATATTAGCCTGTTCAGCCATTGCTGTAAATATATCATTTTTGAAAAGCAAATTATGAACTAAGTTACAATCCTGAAAACAATATTTGGCTACAATAGCCTTTTCATTGGGACCTTCATTTGAAAGTCTAAAAATATCTTGTGGTGAAACATCATCTTTTGCCAAACACCATCTAACTTTCTTTTTCTTATTTATGTCAATATTGCTATCGATTACAAATGTTTTTTCTTTAAAATCTATTTCTTCAATACGAAACTTTTTACCTCCACGATATTTGTCACTTGAATGTCCAATAACTTCAAAACAAACGTAGTGTCCTTTTTTAAGTCCCGTTAAGTTTTTAGATTTCACAATACATTTATCTTCTTGATTTGTATAATCATATAAACTATCTCCAATGAAATACGAAGCAACATAATCAAGTTTATAAGCAGGCAGATTTTCATTTTTTCTGAAATAATTATAAAGGTCAATTTGGATTCTACCGGGGATTTTTACATAAATCAACTCATATGTTCCACTTGCAACTGTTGTTGAAGTTTCTTTAATTTCACATTTTTCATTTTTATTACGTCCTAGAACTAAAAATTTATCTAAGACTTTTAATTCTTTTGCTCTTTCTAAAAGAAACTTCCAATCAAAACCAAAAATATTATATCCGATAATAACATCTGGATCTTCTTTTTGAATAAGTTTGGTCCACTCAAGCAAAACATTTTTTTCTTTTCTTTTCCAAACAATTTCACTATCAGGAACTTCTGGTGTATCAGAACATTCTCCCAATACAATCATATTATTATAGTATGGTTCGCGTTCTCCCAGATTAACAAACGTACTTCCAATAAAAGTACATTTATCTCCCTCTAATTTTGGAAGAAATTGATAAGGATGCATTTTCTTTTTATCATTCCATTCAAAGGCTTTGTCTAGAATTTCTAATTTCTTTCCCGCATCATACTTCATGCCTAATACATGAATTATAGTATTTTTCTTAAATTCAGCCGGAATATACAAATCCCAATCTCTATATGCGGATTTTTCATCGTCATCCATTGCTTCCCATTTTCTTTTTTCCCAATATTCATCTTTTCTGAAATCTTGACCTACTCGTCTTTCTAGTAAATCTCGTAATGGCAGTTTCATCAAAGTCTGAAGTTGTTGTATAAGTTCTTTTTTACTAGGTTTATCTTTCTTTGAATAAAGATAAACACGACTAATACCTTCTTGTTCTTTATATTTAAATGCCGCACACACTAAATCAATAAATAATTTTTTTTTTTTACTTTGTGTCATTTTAATAATTTTTTTTTTGTGAATTGTCCAATGCTGAATAATTTCACCAATTAGTTTTTTATACGTTTTTATAGCAACGGGAAAATCACCATGACTTGAAGATGCTTCAATATCATAACTCATAATTTTCATTGGAACTCCCGTTTCTTTTTCTAACAGAGGTTTAATGTTTTTATAATCAGTTCGATATTCAAATGTACAATTTGTATGTCTATTAGATTTTTTAACTTCTTTCGCGGTTTTATGAAATGTTATCCATCCAGATGGACTAATATTTTGAACATGAAAATATCTTAACAATGCTGGTAATGATGCTTCATACAATTGTAGATAATGTCCTGTTTGTTCAAAAAGTAAGCCTTTTTTACGTAGTTTTGTTTTTTTATAGTTTTTATTTTCTGTATACCACAATTTTTTGGCTTTATTAAAAGTAGTTTCATTTTTAAAAGAAAGTTTTAAAAAGGATAACTTTTTATGGTTGTTAAATCCATATAGTTTTTCTTTTTTTACTTTTTCAACACTAATCAAAGATTTTTCATTGTATTCTCCTATTTCACCTTTAATAAATTGTTTAAATAAAATAACTTCTCTTTCTTTCCATGAAGATGGAACTAAAACATAAAAGAATGGATAGAAATTTTCAACGTGAATACAACAAGTTTCTCGTTGTTCATTCATACCAAACATTTTAATAGCGAAGTTTTTAATATCTCCACCTTCATTTATAACGTCATCTTTATTATAAGTTTGAAAATCAAATAACCTGAACTCAGGTTGTGACATGTTTACTATTACTAATATGTTGTTTTTATTATTTTTCAATTTTATACTTAACACAAATAAAATTGAAGATAATTTATTAGGGTAAAATTCAATTACTAAACACACCGTAAAATAACAACAATGCCTAACGGTTGGAAGAAAAATGCAAGATATTTTAATCCTCTTGAAATGTCACACATTGAATATGTGCAAAAGAAAAAGAAATTTCGCAAATGGAAGAAAAAAGAAGGTGGGATAATGACTGGAAAACCATTTATCGATTCTGTATGTTGTTTTCCCCGGGATACTGATTGTCAAGATTTATTTTTCTGGCATAGTAATTCTCGTGATTTAGACATTTTACCTGATATTTTAAGTGAAAATGATAAAAGTATGTATTCATTATATATTTCAAAGCAATATATGAAAAAGTCTAATAATACATTTCGAAAGAGAGGAATGGGTAATCTGACAAGGCCAAGTCATTGGAGAAAGAGACAAAAAGAGAACCGTAATAAATATACACGTTACACTCGGAAACAGGATAAAGTTTATTATAATAATGATAATTATATTAAAACTGTTGCCAGAAAAGCACCCAAACCAGAAGTACAAAAGGATATATGTAGTATTTGTTGTGAAACTAAATCAATTAAAGAGTTATTTACAGTACATTGTAAGGCAAAGAAAATTGGTTCTTTTAAAAAGAATCAAGATAAAATTATTTGTAATGAATGCAGGTCAAAAGTAAATACTTGTCCATATTGTAGGAGTCATAAGTTGAAATATGTAAAATATAAGCGCGAGTGTCGTAAGTATTCTATTACATCAAGTGCGGTACAGCAGTGGGAGCGTAAAAAACAAAGTAAAATAATTTTATATAATATTAGTGAATTTGAATGGCGGAAACGAGCAAGGAAAAATATGTATCCTGATAAACTCTTATGGGTATATAATGGTGAAGTTACATTTAGAGAAAGTCTTAATAGTAGACATCGCAGTGATTTTTATCAACAACCTAGACCTCTGCCATTAAAACTTTATAAGTATTATCTTGATAGAGGTATTGAATATACTCATTTTAAAAATATTGATGATAAAGTGTATGAAACATATAATGAGATTCCAGAACCTATTGATATTGGTATCAGAGTTTAAATCACAAAATGAAAATATAACACAAAATAAGATGTGTTATTTAATATTTTTTTACTTAAAAATATATTGATATCTATACAATACAATGACAGTACTTAGATGTAAGATTTCCGATAAAACATTCCAGGGATTTGAAGTTCGAGTAGATATGGATTATATAAATACAAAAGAAGAAATTTGTAAACAAGTAAAATCTACATTAGTAACACATTTGGAGTGGTTTAAATTTGAAATTCTAGAAACTCAAGCCAAAGCAGTAAATTTTCATATACATGATTATGAAATAGGAGATATATTAATGATGGAAGAAAATCAAACTCTTTGGATTTGTAATCATTAACAAACTTTTTATAAAAAGTTTACAAAAAAAAACTTAAAAAACTTTAACAAACTTTTTTTTTTAAAAGTTCAATTATTCTTTTTTTTTGTAAAAATATAATATAATAAAATAATATATGTTTACATACTTGTATTCGTTAATTTGGGGGGTGAAAGAAACTAATTCATTGTGTCCTAATAGTTTTAATACTATGCCATCTGGTAAATTTCATAATTTTATTATTCAACGTGGTGATACAGATGATGATGAACCAACATGTACAATTTAGTTAATTAATATTAAACAATTAAACTAAAAATTTGAAATATATTAAATTAATATAAATATAATTCAATATAATATCCCATAATGAGTAATCAAATAATAACAAACGGTATTAATTTAATTAATATTAATAAAGATAATGCTTTAAAATTAGAATTAGAAATTAATTTACATAATAATAGAAACTTTTGGATTGATGTAGGAGATCAACTTTATGATTTTCATTCAAAAAATATTAATTTACCAATACAGGTTGATAATATTAAATTTAAATCATTAGAGGCTGTTCTTAAAAAATTGAATATTTCTTTTTAATAATATAAACATTATAACATTCATACTAACATAATGGCTGACTATTCGTTTATGAAATCAGGATTTGATAACTTAGAAAGTAAAGATGAAACACTAGAAAATATTGGAAGTATAGTTATGGTTTTTATGGAAAATGCAATTAAAAGTGCAGATATTTATGTAAAACATGCAAAAAGAACTCAGATTACACCAGAGGATATAAAGCGAGGATTAATGTTGGAGGTGTTTTTAATGAAACAAAGACCAAATATGGTAGAACAATGTGAAGAAATGAAACAAAAAATTCAAGAAATTATTGAAGAAGAAGAAGATGAAGAAGAAGAAGTAATTATAGATGGGGAAGAAGAAAAAGAAGATGAAGAATTTACAGAAAGTACTTGTCAATGTGCAATGTGTAATTGTTTCAATACAATATACACAAGATGGGAAAATTTTACACCAGAATTGCCTATAGAAATTGTACTTGCAAGACATATTAATAGTATGTAAATATTTATAACGTATTTAAAAAATACTGTATAAATAAAATAAATGGAAGATATTATATATTATGAGCAATATCATACTCATCCAGTAAATAAATTTATTCATTTTGTTTGTATTCCTTTTATAATTTTTTCAATATTGTCATTTACAAGTAATTTTTATTTTAAAATTACACATTTCAGAGATGATAGTGAAATTATTGTAATGACGGTAGATAAATTAATTGTACTTTTTTATAATACCTACTATATTAGTTATGGACCTAGAATAGGAACATACATGATGATATATAATAGTTTATTTTATTTGTCGAGTAAATATATTTCTGATTATTATTTAATTTCACATAAAAAGAATTTTCAAATTTTTTTTATAGCGTTTACATTACAATTTATAGGGCATTATATAGAAGGAAGTAGACCAGCGATGTTTATAGGATTAAAACAAACACTTTTACAAGCCCCGCTTTTTAATTTAAATTATATTTATCCTAGTTTACTTTCAAATTATTAAAATTATTATTTAAACAATATTTACATAAATAATAAAATGAGTAATGATGAATTACAACATGAAGAAATACATGAAAATAATGTAAAATTTAAATCGGTATATGAAGGAGAATATATGATTCAAAATTTGATTTCAAATGACAATAATTGTTCTGCACACTTTGAATATAATTATGGTAGATATGTTATTTTAAAATTATTAACTTATAATCCGAATCATAAATCACATTTTTTACTACATTCTATTGAAGGAGATAATAATATTGATTGTTTGGAAAAAATGTACGACCATATTTTTACATTAAAAACAACATTAAAAAAAAAAGATAATCCATATGTTATATATTCTATCGATTGGTTCTGTCCAGATACAAAAAAAATAGTTACATCTAGTTTTTATGGAGATACTATAGAACAAGTCTTAATGAAGTTTAATTATGGTAAACAAAAAAAATTAGTTATTTATAATATGAAACTAGTACCTAATTGTTAATATATTTACTTTATTTTAATTTAAAAATGTTAAAATAAAGTAATTTAAATGCAAACATGTGCAGGCGATGGTGAATGTTTATATTGTCCGGAATATGTAAATGAATTTAAAAAAAATCCGAAATTTTCATGTAAATATTTTTGTAAACCGGTAAGGTGTGGAAATTGGCCGAAATGTAAAGTAAAGAAACCAGAATGTGAAATTGAGTGTTGGGATGGTGTTTGTGTTATATGTAAAATAAATGAAAATAGTAGAAAAAAAATTAGGCCTAAAACAAGATAATTTATTCTCTTCTATGTGACTTTCTTCTGCGTGACTTTCTTCTGCGTGACTTTCTTCTGCGTGACTTTCTTCTGC